GGATGTCCGGTTGTTTTTCGTCCAACCGTGGCCTCTGCGCTGCGCGAATTAGGTGAACAATTGGATAGAGTAAAGGAAGAAAAGGAGAAAGCTAATGGCTAAATGGAGTTTTAGCAATCCGACCTGGACGGCAACGGTAGTCGGCAACGGCGCCACGATGACGGCGAACGGGGCGTGCTTTGTACTTGGTTCATCGACGCAGTTCATCAGGACTTACGAGGTGTACCTGGGCGGCCAAGCCACAGCCTCGGCGCCAATGATTATGGTTGTGGGCCGCGACTCCACAGTTGCCGCGACCTCGATCACGCTCGGCACCAACGGCTCGTTCACGCCGTTGACCGTGCATACTGCCGCGCTGGCAGCGCCACCGACACCGGGATTCAGCGCCACGACCATGCCGCAGAGAAACGCCGCGTTTCATCTGTTGCAACTCTCGTTCAACGCATTCGGCGGCATCGTCCGATGGGTGGCAGCGCCAGGTGAAGAAATCTCGCAGTACGGCGTAGCGGTCAACGTGGGCGAGATTAGTTTGTCGGCGCACACGGGTTCGACGGCATCGACGGCGCTTGCAAGCCATATCGTAATCGAACCAGATTAAACAGTGGCGATTTACTACGTTGACTTTACAACCGGTGACGATGGCGATACCGGCTTGAGTGAAGCCTTGGCGTGGAAAACCATTGCCAAGGTCAATGGGTCGTCGTTCTCTGCCGGTGATTCGATCCTGTTCAAGAAGGGTGAAGTTTGGCGCGAGATGCTGACAATGCCATCATCGGGTAGCGCCGGTAATGTCATCACCCTAGGCACATACGGCAGCGGGGCTGCGCCAATCATTAGCGGCTCCGATATTGTAACGGGTTGGACACTTGAAAACATCGTTACCGTTGTGCCGCTTTCGCCAATGCCACTTTCATACTGGTATTTTGAGGATGCTGCTTCGCCATCACTCGATGGTAACGGGGTTAATAATCTTACATGGGCAGGATCAGCAGCCCAATCGGCTACGCACCATGAAGGGACATATTCGATAGCAACCCCAACGACCAGTGACAACGCCTTTATCACACTAGCAAATGAGTCTGCGACCTTTCCATTCAAAGGTACAACGACGGGTTTTACTATTGGCGGCTGGATAAACATCAAGGGTAATTTTGCCGCCTTTCGTTCAATGGCAGCGCATAGCGATTTTTCAAGTAGGGGATGGTTGATTGCGGGCAGCGGAACTATCGGTAAATTTAGAGCGCGAGTCTATTCCGCTGGCGGCACGGCCACAATCGACCAAGCGGGCGCTGCGTACACCGGCGATGGATGGCACCATGTTGTCCTTAGATGGAACGGTGAAAACGTCGCAAACGCAGGTGCCGATGACGAAATATCGTTTTGGATAGATGGTGTCAAGGAATCAACTACGGTTACTCGCACCTCAGTCGCTCTAAATACCGCGCAGTCTCTTGCTTTTATAGGCGCTGCTGACGGCGCGTTAAATTACGATGAATGGTTTGTGTTTACTGAAGCGATTACCGATACCGTAATAGGTACTATCTATACATCCGGCTTGAGCGCATTGGGGTCATCGACCAATTTCGACGCCTACAAAAAAGTGGTTAGCGTACAACCTAGTATAGTTTATGAAACCGATACCCGGTTGGGCGAGGTAATCACTACTAAAAACAATCTAACCGCAGGAACATTCTTTTGGGATGCAGGTGGCGGGCAGGTTTATATTCGGACAACTGGCGACGATGATCCCGCAGGTTATACAATGGAAGTCGGCCAACGTGCCGAGGCAATTTACACCAACGATAAAACGAATATCACGATTGACGGATTGACATTGAGAGATGGCAATTCTCACTCCATCGTCGTTGGCAGCGTGACCGTAACCAATAACATCGTTCAAAACTGCATCCTTGAACGATCTGCACTAGACGGAATAGATTTAAGAGGATCGACCACAGCGATAAACGCAATCGTTGATAGCTGCACAATCAGAAACAACGGCGGATGGGGTATTTGGGTCGACAACGCTTACTCGGTCGGTGGTGAACTGAAAAACAACACGATCACCGGGAATGGGTTGGTTTCGGTTTTTAATAACCAACAGTACAGTGGTATTCAGGGTTATTTGGGTTTGTTTAACATCTTCGGCAATACAATTTACGACAATACCCATGTTGGCAACACAGCGGGATTAAGTCACGGAATATATGTTCTTACTAGCGCAGTCGTAACAAACATTTACCAAAATACGATTTACGGGCACCTTTATGGTGATGGCATCAAGTTAATCGGCTCCGCTAACGTCTACCGCAACGAGATTTACGGCAATGCCAGTTCCGGCGTCGAGGCAGGACAAAACAGTTCGACCAATGTTGTCTATGCGATTTATTCCAACGTGATTTACGGCAACAATACTGCCGAAACGTCATCGGGTATCACTGAGCAGACCAAGGGCGCCGGCACTCTTAGCCTAACGATTTGGAATAACACCATCTGGAAGAACGGCGGAACGACTCAGCAAGAGGTGAAAATCGCGGATAATTTAACCGCGTTTGACATGCGGAATAATCTTATTGTTGCCACCGATACCCGCCGCACTTTGAACATGGTCACGCAGTCGGCGGCAACTATCGACTACAATCTACATTGGCGGGCAGACGGAGCGCCTAACATCAATCACAATGGCGCGTTTCCATCATGGGCCACATGGCAAGCCACTTACGATACCAACGGGGTCAATGCAGACCCGCTTTTGACCGATCCCGGCAACGACGATTTTACTTTACAAGCAGCATCACCAGCTAAGAATGCAGGAGTTGATGTTGGATTAACTGTGGATTTCATAGGCGCTCCTATCTATGGACTGCCGGACATAGGCGCGTATGAGTATACTCCGACAACTTTATTTGGGGCGGTAATGTTTTAATGACTGTCACCGTTGCGGGTATAACCGAGAGCTTGCGCATCGACACGTCGGACCCAATGACGTGGAGCAGCTTCAATGCTGCCTCACCCCAAGGCGTTGTTGTCCTATTAGCGCACGGCACCGAGTCAACCGACTTGGTGGTGGGTGTTACTTACGGCACAGCGGTTCTCCAGCGTTGTTGCACCGCCGTCGATACCACAACTGAACCAGGACGGTCCTACGCCTACTTTTGGGGATCGGGTATTCCCACTGGTGTGCAGACCATCACGGTTGACCTGACATCGGGCACCACCACAGATATTTTTGGCGCTGCGTATTCCCTCGATGGTGCCGCTAACTTGATGGTTATTGATTCCGATACCCGAGACAATAACGCGGCTGCCGACCCAACTATCCTAACGCTCCAATATGCGGGGCGAAGTTCTATGGCCTTTGCGGTGTGTTACAGCGGCGTCACCGCCAACACAACGCTGACCGTGCACGCAACCTCCACCAAAGACAGCACGACCGACTTGGCCGGCAACTTTACTTGCGGCGTGCAGCATCAGACGACGGCAGGAACGGCAGACTATTCGATTCAGTGGGGCGGTGTAGGCGTCGATGACTTGGCGTTTGCCACGCTTGCAGTTACGGAAGTTATTGCCATCCCTGGTCCGCTTGCAATGATGTCATGGTTCTAAAATGGCATTTAACTCATACCAATCGCCACCGCGCCGATACAACCAGGCTAATGAAGCTGGTTGGGTTCAGAACCTTTTAGGTAAAACCTACGGCGCTGTCAGCACTCAAACTCAGCGGCTTCCGTTAATCACTAAAATTATTGCCGTATCGTCGTTTGCGGCAATCATTGCTCAACCGATCCCCAATTTACTTGGGACGACGCTTAAATCGGTACCAACGCCATTTTCTCAAACCGAATGGCCTAATCCGCAACGCAGGGTATCATTCCGTCATCCAGAGGTGCATCGGTCAGTAAAGACCGTTAGCGTCTATTCGCTTGAACTTGAAGCCGGTTCGTATTCGATAACCGGCGCCGATCTTACCCCATTAGCTGGCCGCGCCGTAAACCTCGAATCTGGTTCTTATGCGCTTACTGGCGCCGACCTTACCCCACTAGCCGGGCGTGCGCTCAATCTTGAAGCTGGCAGTTATGCTATAACCGGCGCTGATCTAACCGTCGCCGTAGATCGAAGTCTCGATCTTGAAGCGGGCACCTATACCATCACCGGGGCGGATTTAACACCATTAGCGGGTCGCGCCCTGGACCTTGAAGCCGGAACCTACGCTACAACTGGCGCCGACGTAACCTTCGATTATGTTCCTTCAGCCGAGGCGCCCTTTGTTCAAAACGATTGGCCCAACCCACAGCGTAGGATTAAATTTCGCCATCCAGGGGTATTTCGATCTGAAAAGGCGACAGTCAACGCTTATTCACTTAACCTCGAATCTGGTAGTTATGCTCTCACTGGCGCTGACGTAACCTTCGTCTATGTCCCTTCAGCGCAGGCGCCATTCGCCAAAACCGACTGGCCTAATCCAAACCCTCGACCGTTAAACTTCGCGGCTTACGGCTACACGGTACGGCTACCGGAAAAACAAAAGCCATTCTTACAACACGACTGGCCTAACCCGTACTCGAAGATTCGCATTGCCTATCGTCCGCCGACGATGTACAGGCCGGATAAGCCGGCACTCAACGCTTACTCGCTCGATCTTGAAGCGGGGAGTTATGTTCTCAGTGGCGCGGGCGCCACGTTGGATTACAGCGGCACGCCAACCGCCTATGATCTCAACCTTGAGGCTGGCACCTACGTTGTCACTGGCGCTGACTTAACGACACTGGCGGCAAGGACGCTTGAATTAGAGGCTGGCAGTTACACCGTCACCGGCACAGTATTAACGCCTATAGCGGACCGGACGCTTGAATTGGAAGCCGGGACTTATGCCATTACCGGCGCCGACCTAACGGCTTTGGTAGGTCGCGCTCTCAACCTTGAACCTGGCACTTACACCATTACCGGCGCTACCGCCACGTTACAGGGACCACTCGCCATATCCGATGGTGATGAAGTGCAAGTCTTGATAGCGCCGGATGGCATCGCCTGCACGGTGCTTACCGACAGCGGCACAACGGTAAAGGTTGTTATTTCCAGCGCAAAGCAAATCCACGTCCTAACCACCGGCGGCGCACCGATAAAGGTAATTATATGAGCACAGACACCGACCTTGCCAACCAAGCCCTAGCACTTATCGGACAAGACTCCGTGCCGTCGCTGTTGACCTCTCTAAACAACAAGACGGTGGTGGCAATCAACGCGCACCTGGCAAACACCAAGGAGCAAGTCCTAAGAATGCGCGACTGGAATTGTGCGCGGCGCCGGGCAACTTTGTCGCTTACCGCCAACAATGAAAGCCTCGGCGAGTGGACTTATGCTTACCGCACACCATCGGACTGCCTAGCGGTGCGCCGACTTATCTGTTTCCCGTACACCAATCAGCGCCATGTCTTTTCCTGGGAAGTGGACAGCGAAGGCAAGCGCGTTCTTTACTGCCACCTAGAGAATGCCGCCATCATTTACCAAGCCAACATTACCGACGTGAACAGGTGGGACCGGCTGCTATTCAATGCGTGTGCGGCGCTCTTGGCGTCACGGCTTGCCGCCTCGTTCGGCAAGGATGTCAAGATGGCGGAGAAGTTCCTGATGGACGCTTACCGCGAGTTCGATGAAGCCGTGGGCGTGGACGAGGGCGAAGGCAACCGCGAGATAGAGGTGTCGACTGACTTTATCGACGTGCGGAATGGTGGTTATGGCAATTACTGATGGCGTTCAATGTTTCCAGAATTAACTTTGCGCTCAATGTCGGCGAAGTCTCCCCCCGTTTCGAGGCACGCCAGGACAAGACCGAGAAGTATTCCTCCGCCTGCCGTATCCTCAGAAACTGGCTTCCCGTCACCATGGGTGGTGTCAAGCGGCGTGAAGGATTTGCCTATAGCGCCAAGGCTAAATATAGCGGGCTGGAGAATGCCGATGTCAGACTTATAGACTTCCGCTTCTCGTCGACTCAAGCCTACATGCTGGAGTTTGGCGACTTCTATGTGCGCTTCTTCAAGGACGGCGTTCCGCTCATGGACCCGGTTAACCCGGCGATACCCCATGAGCTAGTCACACCGTTCGGCATTGCCGACCTTGACCTTATCAAGATAGGCAGCTTTCAATCCGCCGATGTCATGTATATCTGCACCGGCATCTACCCGGTGCAAAAGCTCGCCAGAATAGCAGTATCGCCAGATGAGTTCACCCTAAGCGCGGTATCCTTTAATCCGCCGGCGACTCACGCCGATACGCCGCTAGGCACCGAGATAGGCAGCGGTACCTTGACTCTTTCGGCTGTCACCGGCGACGGTATCAACATCACGGCGGCGAATGCGTGCTGGCTTGACGGCGACGTAGGGCGCACTCTAGTAAGCGGCGCGGGGCGGGCGGTTATTACTACTTTCACTTCTGCCAACATCCTAGTTGCCGATGTCGTCAGCGATTTTGTCAGTACCACGATTTTAGAGGACGAATGGCACTTTGAGGGCTTTGGCGCCATAGCCGTAGACCCTACCAATCGGCTTGCCGGTCAAGGCGTGGGGCTTGACGCCGGCAATAACATTTTCCGCGCTACCGATGTCGACAAATACATGACGATTTACGGCGGGCTGATAAAGCTGACCGCCTACATCAATGGCGCTAAGATGAATGGCATCATCCTGAATACGCTTATTGACGTGCCTAACGATCCGGCCAGCGGCTTACCGTATGGCGACCCGCCAAGCACTACGGTATGGGGCATCGAGCATGAGTCATGGACCGATATTCTCGGCTATCCGGTATGCGGTTGTTTCTTTCAGTCGCGCATGTGGCTCTGCAAGGGAATGACCATCAACGGCAGCGTGACCGGCGACTTCGAGAACTTCTCCAAGGGCGCCAATGCCGACGACGCTATTCAGCGCACCATTGACGACGACCAGGTAAACCCTATTCGCTGGATAAAGGCGGTGCGCTCGCTCCAGGTAGGCACAGGTGGCAGCGCGTATGAGGTAACGGCATCGACCCCCGGTAAGGCGCTATCGCCGTCCGACTTCAACGTGTTGCCTATCAGCAGCCGCGGCAGCGCCAATATCCCGCCTACCCGCATCGGCGGGCAGCTTATTCATGTCCAGTTTGGACAGAAGAAGATACGGGAACTGGTCTTTGATTTCGTAACCGACAAGTTCAGGTCACCTTCGCTTGTAATGTTGGCAGAGCACTTGACCGAAAATAAATTCCTGATGGACGTGGCTTTCCAGCAGGAACCAGACTCTATTGTTTGGCTGGTACGAAACGACGGGATGCTTCTGGCGCTAACGTACCAAGAGGACGAGAACGTCATTGCATGGTCGACGCATCCCACTACCGGCGAAGTGACCAGTGTTGCCTGCATACCCCGACCAACTACCGGCAAGGACTGGCTTTGGGCCAGTATCGAGCGCGATATAAACGGCGTGACCGAAACCTTTATCGAGCACATGGAGCCGGATGCCGCCGTCAATCGCGAGTGGGCTAGTTTGCAAACCGACTGCGCCAGTCTCGCCGTGCCGGATGCTAACCTACTCATTACCGGCGCTGACCACCTAGAGGGCGCCACAGTTAGGGTAATAGGCGACGGTATGCTATTCAGCGATGCCGTGGTGACGGGTGGGCAGTTCACCCTGGAGCCGGCGATAGCCGTGGCTCAAGTAGAGTACGGGCTTGACTATGAGTCCGAAGGACTGACATGCGAGCCATTTATACCCCCCGAGCAGGGCGGCATGTTCATGTGCCGGCGCTGGAAAGCGTTGGGGATGCGCGTGCGTAGGGCTGGACCCGGACTGACGCTCAACGTGGACGATAGCGCCGATGTCGGCTTGGCGATCCTCAGACCGGATCACCCCATGGACGCGGCTATCCCGCTCCAAGAGGGTAAGCTCTGCACCGAGCAGACCAATTATAATCCATTCTGCCGGGTGTCATTCAAGCAGACTTTGCCATTCCCCGCCGAGGTGATGAATATCGTCGGCGACTTGGAGATAGGCACGGAATGGTGCTGTGAAACGGTGGACGAGAATCCCGATTTTGAGCTACTCGACTTGGGCGGTGGCGGCGCAGAGCCGGAGGTTTGCAATGACCTGACATTTCGGGGGCAGCAGAGCATTATTAACACGGTGGCATTCGACCAAGAAGCCACGTTTGGCGGCGGCAATTTGCGCACGTCATGGGGGTATATCAGCGACGGCGAGTTGTGGAGTCTCATAGGGCAAGCCGGATGCGACGGTGGCAATATGGCATATACCGCCACTTGCGTGCAGATCAACCACTACGTCGATGACGTGCCAACGCTAGATTCTGGCGCGGCACCGAGTATGCCAGATGCGGCGGCGCCGTTTAGCAACGCCATGGTGGGAACCTCCGATGTGCCGGTATGGGTCGGCAATTCAAACGCTTACGGTGGGCTGCGAATCTACTACGACAACGGCATAAATTATGTTGAGTACGCGACACCCTCTGTCAACGGTGGTGGGCGGACCGTGGCGACGTACCTTGTCGACGGTAATGAAGTATGGACCATCAACGGTGGTGGTATGGACGGCGGTCCTCCGCAAACCGAGTTGAGTAGATTCAATAAAGCGACGGGGGTAAAACTTAACGCTTACTATCCATTCAACAATGACGAAGTGTTGGTGTTTAACCTGCAATGCACCACAGATTATTTGTATTGTTGCGGTACGACCAGTGGAGTCACAAGGCTTTACAAGATCAACCGCACTACTGGCGCGTTAGTTGAGTCGCTCATAATTACCTCTTTGGAGGTGGTATGGTTGGCGGTGGCAAACGACGCACTTATTTATCTCTTTGCTCCTGGCATTCCGGCAGTCGTTTACTACATCAAGAACTTCAGCGAGATCGTCTACGTCGGGCAAATGTCAGGCGCAGGTTTTAGTCCGTCCGGTTCTGGCACGGCAATCTGGAATAACGGGACCCTGTATTTTGGCGCCGATGGCGATTCGGGATTCACGACCGATGTGCACAAGGTAGCAATCGCCTGTCCTACTGATTTGACGGCTCCCATCCTTGCCTCGGTGCTGACCGATCCAACCGTGGTTGCCGGGGCTGATATTACCGTCGATTGGGTCAGCGTGCTTGAGCCAAACGCCAGCGATAAGATTTACATATTCACCGAACCGGCGGCGGGTGTTTATGGGTGGACTGATGGCGAAGTGGCGGTGACGAATCAGCTTATCACGTCGGCGATCGGCACCGGCACGATGGACATTACCATTCCCGGCGGCACGACACCGGGCAGCTACGTCGCCATCTACGTTACGAGTAACAATAAATGGGTGGTGACTAGCGCGCCTTTCACGGTGACATGATGAGAGTATGCTCGAATTGTAAGAAGCTAGGCGTAGTCGAAGTGAGGGGCTGAAAGGGTAAGAAGTATAGACGCTGCAAGTTTTGCGGCACAACCAAGGTGATTATACGAAGCTAGAACTAATACCATTCCGCGCCGCTCATTTATTCGACATCGTGCCCGATGCCGACGAGGAGCTTTACCGTATGGCATGGCGGGCGCAGGAAAGCGGAGTCGGCTACACCGTTTACCTGCACGGCATGGCGATTGGCGCCGCAGGCTTGTCGGTGCAACGACCGGGCATAGGCGAGGCATGGACTTACTTCACCCCGTTACTCAGGCGCGTTTACCCGCTGACCATGCACCGGCTGGTAAGGCAGTTACTCGACAAGCACTCGGCAAAGCTGGAAGAAGTCTACGCCGCTTGTAAACCCGAGAATGAGCGATGGCTTGTGGCGCTAGGCTTTAAGTATGTGAAACCAGACGAATGCAAATATCCCGAAGTGTTTAAGAAACTTACGCCGGATATGAAGCTAATGGTGAGGCAGACATGACTGGCATATTGGAGTTTTTCGGCTATGAGGCTGGCGCTTCGGCAGCGGCTTCATCGGCTGCATCCTCGGCGGCTACTTCAGCAGCAACCATGGCGGCAGAGAACGCTGCACTGGCTCAAGCTGGCTCAACGGCGGGGTCAGTAACAGCGGCGGGGCAATCGGCAGCGGCAGCACAAACAGCAGGCATCACCGCAGGCCAGGCACTCCAATACGCCTACCAGGGCGCTACCCTACTCCAAGGCGTGAGCGGCTACGCTTCCGGCAATACCAACGCTGCCTATCTGAAAGAAGCTGGTAGGCAAGCCAAGATGGTAGGCGCCGCCAACAAGAACCTATCGGATGCCAGGGGGCGCGCTCAACTTGGCGAGATACGCGCACAGGTGGGAGCGCAGGGCACGACCTTCTCCGGCTCGCCCATGTTGGTCTATTTGGACAGCGTTAAAAACGCGGCTATCGAGTCGCAAATGGAATATTACAAAGGCGAGATAGGCGCCACCGGCTACAAAGAGCAGGCAAGGGTGGCAAGACGCGGCGGTGAATCTGACCTTTGGAGCGGCATTATCGGTGCGTCGGCACCGGCTATGAAAAGTCTAGGATCGAGGTTACTCGCATGATTCAGTCTGCTTTCACTCCCGACTACTACGTCGGCACCGGCTTACTGACTGACTACGCCTTCACGTTTAGGATACTCAGGAAAGCCGACATACTGGTACAGACCAAGACCAGCGGCGGCACCGTCACTGACTTGGTACTCGATACCGACTACACCATTGCCAACGCCTATGTGAATAACCCGGCGGGCGGGCAGCTAGTCCTGGCGACAGCCTTGGAAAGCGGCACGGAGTTGTTTCTCACCCGGCAGACCGCCTTGACTCAGCTAGTCCATCTCGAAGAAGGGGCGCCGATACCATCATCGGTATTCGAGGAAGTATTCGACCGGCTTACCATGATGGCCCAGGAATTGACGTACTTAGCGCGTAAGGCGCTTCACTTCCCGACGACTTCAACCGTGGTCGACATCACTGTGGAAGACCCCGAGGCTGGACAGATACTCAGGTGGAATACCGCTGAAACCATGGTCACAAACGTCTTGGCTTCAGCCTTGGCAATAACTCATACCGTGGTCGATGTGGTCTTAGCGCCGGCTGATATTTCAGCGGTGGTGACGCATGGACTCAATGACAGTAACGCCAAGATTATCGGTTTTAGCTCGACGTTTCACACGGCGTTTAAGGTGGTCAGTCAAACGGCCAATGACATTACCGTTGGCTTGACCGACGAGGCGCCGGCGGCTGGCGGTACTCTGACCTTTGAGGTTGCAATCTAGGGAGGATACGGTCATCGCCGATCTACCGAGAATTTACGCGACTCCTAATATCCCGTTCTCCGGGCCGATGGCTAGGACTACGCCGGATGACTTCGGCGCGGGGGTGTGGGGTACGCTTGCCCGCGTCACCGAAGGGATGCGCCAGAAGCAGCTACCGATTGAAGCGGCACAGATGGAGTCGCAGTACAACATCGCCGTAAACGACTTGAAGAATAAAGTCATGGCGGAGAATGCCGACCCGCTTACCTGGCGCTCCACATTTCAAGCCGAAGAAGCGGCGCTGCGCAAGCAGATGTCCGATGGTATCCAAGACAAGGAAATTCAAAGCGTCTTTAACTTCCAGTCGGCGCGTAGCTACGACAACCATATCATCGACATCAGCACAGCGGGAATAAAGGCAAGCCATAACCGCCAACAGATAGGCGTCAAGGCAGAGTTGAAAGACATCGCCATACAGTACGGCGGGGCGCAGACCAATAAAGAGCAAGCCGAGTTGATGGCGAAGGCTAGCGGTCTGCTGTTAAGCGCGTCGACTCCGCTCGATGCCGGCGGGCAGCCTATCCCGTCCACTTACACACGTGAGGAAGCGGTGGCGATGCACCAGGAGTTTTTAAGGGATGCCGACAAAGAGCGGGTAAGCTGGATGGCTGAGCGCACGCCGGCGCAACTTATTGAGGCTCTTAAAGACCCCAAGCAATTCCCGACACTAGACGCCTCGGCGCGTAACACTGCCAGGGGAAGGGCGCAAGAGTCAATGAACTTGATGCGCATTGGCGCGGAGCGGGCGGAACAGCAGCGCATTGACAATCTCAACAGGGACATCATCGTTGCCAGCGCGGCGGATAACGTCAACCTGTTTGCCTTGCGCGAGACGGTATTCAAGAACGCCGGGGCGTTAGACTTCAAGTCACTTAACCATTGGAAAACCGTATTCGACTCGGCAATTAAGGCGCAGCAGAGCGGCGAGGACTCGCCATTCTTCAAGTCTCAAGGCGACGTGCTTGCCCATGTAATGAAGGGTGTCTTGGAGGCACCGGAGAAGTGGAGCACCACGGATATTACTCAGTATATTGGCAGGGGATTATCGGCAAAGGATGCCGAGTCTATTGAGGGGTTGCGCGAGCGGCGGTTAAAAGAAGGCGGCGATGGTCGCATGACGCCAATGGCGCAAGCGCGGTCATCATGGGATGAGCAGCGCAAAATGGGCGCGTTTCTCAATGCCGAGGAATTAGTAATCTTTAGAAACAAGGACAAGGACCAGATAGGTCAAGCGGCGATGGTTGCCGAGAATGACCGGCGAGCGCAAGCTGTACTAGATAGAATGGTACTGGCAGAGAAGAACAAAATAGACCCGCGCAAAGCGTTACAGACCGAGATGCAGCCGTTTTACAATGAGACTGTCACGACATGGGGACAGAGATGGATGCCGTTTAGTGGTGTTGGTATGTTCGAGTACACCCGACCCAAGACACCGCAAGAGATACGCGATGCGCAAGGCCGCGCATTCACCGGTCAAGACCCCACCAAGCCAGGACCACCTGGGCCGGGGGCTAAGACGCTTACCGTTCCCGACTTGGCCGTCTTGGTGCCGAAGGTCAAGCAGTTTTTTAAGTCTACGTTCAATAAGGAGTTGCCGGTAAGCGCACAAGGGCAGAGCGGCACGCACGACAAATTGAAATTCGACCATACGCGCTCAATGGATGTTTCCCTAAGTCCAACGACTAAAGAGGGCCAGGTACTAATGGCATGGCTCGACACTCAAGGGATACCGTTCATTGCATACGATAGGGCGGTGCCTGGGCAATCCACCGGACCGCATATTCATATCGGTAATCCGTCGCCACGGGCAAGGTAATGGAAAACACGCCTTTACAACAAATTGACCTAAGCACCGTCTTTAACGACGGCGACAGTAATCCTAGCGCATGGACCGGGCAGCGTGCGCAACCGCGTTTCCCTATTCTTGAGATGAATCAACCATCGCCAGCAGTCGACGCGCCGCCGATGGTGTTGGGCGATTGGGAGAAAATCAAGAGAGCGAAGGCTATATCAGCGACATTCGACCTCCCGTTTGGCATGGCCTATGACGGTGAGGAAACATTCACCGCCGAGTTGAACAAGCAGAATCCAAGTTGGACCAGCGAGATAGGCAAGTCCATTATGCGCAGCACCGGGAACCAGTATACAAATCTCGGTCATGCGATGGAGTTGATAGGCTACAGCAAAGAGCAAGCCGATGTATACCGTATCTACGGGCGCCAGCTTGCCAACTCCTATAATCCAACAGTGGCGGTGAACGATGTTACATGGAAGCGTTTCATATCGCCGGAATGGTTATCGACGGTAGCCGTCGAGGGTGTCACATCGTCATTATCGCTTGTACCAGCAGCCATTGTTGCCGGGTATGCAGGCTTAACCACTGCCGGTGCCTTGGGTTTGGGGATGTTTGGCAAAATAGTGTTGACGGGGTTATTCGGCGGTCTAATTACGGGACCGATTGAAGCAGCTTTCGAGGCGGGTCAGACCGTGGAGGAAGCGCGGCGCAAGGGACTACCGGAAGATGAAGTGCAGCGCCAGGCTGAATATGTTTTCAACAACAACTTGAAACTACTTATCGGTTCAAACGCCGCGCAAATCGGTGCAATGATAACGCCGATGGGCAAGATGATAAGCGCGGTTGCCCCGACCGTCATGGCGCAAAGGATAGCAGCATCCTCGATAGTCCGTAGCGCGTTAGGCGCGGCAAAGATAGGCGCAGCTGGAGCTATTGAACCGGGTGAAGAAGCCACGCAGACAGCCTTTCAACAGGTCGCCGCCGAGGGTGGCACGGTCATGGACAAGCTGAGGCGTTTCAACCCGGAGATGCAGGACGCGGTAGTGCTGGCAACCGTCATGGGCTTAGGAATGCAGGGCGCCGGCAGCGTGTTTACCGGCGTGACCGATAGGGTTGTCGACACCATGAAGGAAGGATTACGCGCCGAGTATGACGCGCAGGTGCAAGCCGGGTTGACTGCCGGCATGGATGAGCATGATGCTACGGTCAGTGCGTTAGACACCATCGCCGCCACACCCGAGGGCGAAGCGCATATAGACCAAGTGACCAAGGAAATGAAAGACTTGGCCGAGGGCAAGCCACCGCCGCAACCGACACAAGAGGAAATTCAAAAAGCGGTAGACGACTACATTGCCGAGCAAGAAGATGTTGCCGACATTATCCCGCAGGGCGATATTGACGCGCTGGTAAACGAGCAGACCATGGAGGCGGTTGCCAGCGGTGCCACTTCGGTTGATGAGTTACTAAGCGATGAGCCGACGATAACGGTAGAGGAAACGGCACCAGTACAAAACTTCATTATCTCCGAAGAAACCTACCAAGCCGCATTGGCATCCCTCAAGGAAAAGACTACCGGCTTACACGCTGGCGTTGATCCATTTGTATTGGGCGACCTTGTAAAGATAGGCGCATATCATATCGAGCGCGGCATCCGCACTTTTGCCGAGTGGTCCAATGCCATGATTGACCGCTTCGGTGAGTGGGTTAAGCCTCACCTAGATAACATATGGAACCAGTCTATCGACATGGTGGGCGCCGGTATACCGTCCGGTGTCGACCTGGGCGAAGAAGCATTGGCGGAGACAAAGGCAGTCGAAGGCGCCAAGATGCCGGCCAAGGATGTCAAGGCGCAGGTCAGACTCACCACCGGGCAGAAGCGCATTGTCAAAACTATCCGTGAGGACGAGGCGTTGCACGGCGCAATGAAGATGGCAGAGCGCATGGCTAAAGAAGCCTATGCCGCGGGTAACAAAGATGGCGTCAAGGCGGCGATGGCTGACATGCAAGAGATTGTCATCAAGGCCAAGGTGAAAGCCGAAGGGTTTGGTTTTAGAGAAGGATTCAAGCTAGGCGAGCGTTTGACTAACCGCGAGTTGACGGTTGCCTATAAAGCCAAGGAAGAAGAACGGCTTGCCACCGCCAAGGCTCTTATCAAGATGATCCATGAGTCCGATATTCCCGCCACCATGAAGGGCAAGTATCTCGAAGCGTTGGCCGGCAAACTCACCCATAAGCGCGTCAACGACATCATGGACCGTATCAACGCGGCTAGTGAACTCGCTACCCGCCAGGAAATAGTCGACGACTTGGTTAACTTTAAGTCGCACATGGGGAGAATAGACGTTGACTACCAAAAGCGCATCACCGAGTTACTAGAGGACATCAACCTAAAGAAGATAGGGCCAAAGACCCGCGAGCGGTTGTTATCGCTGGCGGCATTCGCTGAGAGAAACGGGATGCCGTCCGGTGTGAGTCCGAAGATGCTGGCCGACATTGAACGGCTGGAGATGCGCCAGCCCGAGGATATGAGTATCCAGGACTTGAAAGACTTGCGCGACATGGCCGAGCATCTATTCGAGCTAGGCAAACTCAAGCGTAAGTTATGGACCAAGTATAACCAACGTATGCGCGAGAAGGCGATAGCCGAAGCCGTGGCATCGACTCACAACCTTGACGCCGCCACCTCCGGCAAAGAGGGCATGTGGCAAGCGACCAAGGGCGGGATGCTGACAGGCTATTTGAATATTTTGTCGCCAATGCGTGTTGGTAGGCTTGTCGACGGCTCTAAAGCCGAACGGGGTTGGAACTATCTGGCAGTCAGGCAAATGGTGGCGAAGGCAACCGAGGCGGAATGGCAGCACCATGCGCGTCTTGCTGAAGTCATGGAAGAAGCCGACCGTCTAGGTTTTAAGACCATGGACTTGAGCGATGAGAACCTTGGCAGGATAGTCGCCAATATCCGTATCCTCGAAGGCTCGCCTATGGCAGCGCAAACTATTATGGAAAGGTTTGGCTGGACCTCGTTGGCGCCACTGACACAGCAGGAAATGCGCTTAGTCGAAGCGTTGGAGAAAAGCACCAACGAGCGTGTCGCGGAAGTGGCGGCATTATGGGAAGAACGCCACAACGTGCCATTCGTCAAACGAGACCGCTATATCCTACCGCTGTATTACGAGGGTGAGTTCAACACCGGCATCGAGGACGTAGCCGACCCGCACGAGAAAACCAACGTGCCGCAGGGCTTCGGCATTGAGCGCGTCGAGGGTGTGACCAAGCCCCCGCGCATTGACCTATGGAGTATGTTGGAGCAGGCGCTCGCCGAGCAAGAATGGTTCTTGGAAGTCCAGCCGGAAATAGACAACATCAAGCGTGTGGTAAAGTCCAAGGAATACGTTGCCCAAGCCGGGCAATCGGTGTCGACTTGGTGGACCGCTTATCTGGATATTGTTGCGCGTCATGGCATCTCGGCTGGTGCGGCGGCATCGCGGCGTAGTATGCCGGGAGTCCATCAGTTTCTAAAGGGCGCCCGCAACAACATGACGACCGGCGTGCTAGGGCTTCGCCCATCGACTATCCTTGTCCAGCCGTTGGCGCTATTTCAAACCTTAGCTTATATGAGCGCGGAGTATGGACCGGCAACAGCGGGCGAAGCATTGTCCGAGTTCGCTAAAACCTGGGTGTCGACAAGTCACTTCAACAAAATAGTCGAAGCCTCTCACTCCCTGCAAATGCGGGCTGGCGGCGAAGTCGCCTTGGCTGAGTTGCTGCAAGATTCACCCGCCACTACCAGACTCAACAAGTTCAAACGGGCGGCGATGAAGTTAATACAAAAGCCGGACATGCGAACCACCGCCGGCACGCAACAAGCAATCGAGAACATTCTCAATAAACGCGGCGTTGAAAACGCTCACCTAGAAGCTGAAACCGTTACCTTGATGGTAGCCGCAAGTTCCGATGTGGCATCCCGACCGCTGATATTCTCCCGCGGCGAGACGGCGAAAACCTTCCTGACGTTCCAGACATTTATGGTCAACAGCTTTGGCTTAACAACTTACGATATTGTCAAACGTGGTGTCATTGACGGCACGGCGAAGAAGAAGATAGGCGCATTGATAGCCGTTGGCTTTCTCATTGCCGGTAGAGCGTCGGATAATGAAGTAAGAGAGTTTCTTTACGAGCTAACATTCAGGCGTAACCGTCAGGAAAACCGCTGGCCGGGTTGGGTGAAAGCCATATTCGGGCTGGCATCCGACGTGCCATTCTTCGGCAATGTCTTTAATATAGTGGCCGCTCACGGCGGCAGTTCGGAGATACCAATTCAGAAGATGCTAAACGACACCATCCGGGACAGCATCGGCGCGTTGGGCGCCTATACCAAGGCGCCGGGTACCCAGGAGTTATCGGCAGAGGAAAAGCGGCGTAAGCTGGCACAAGCGGCATTCCAAGCCGTCAAGGTAGGTGCGGTTATTGGCAAGGGTATTCCCGGCACGGCATTCGGACTCGATACTCTTGAGGGTGTTATGTTTCCCGCTAAGGAAAAGAGCGGCAGAGGGGAAAGAAGACGATGAAAAAACTCCTACTCCTACTATTCCTGCTTATCGCCTCCCCGGCGTTTGCCACCTACTACACGCGCACCGACTGCGGCACGGTGGTCGGACCGGAAGAGGGTGATGTCTGCACGCAAACCACAACGGTCAGCGGGCGCACCTCGGGGCACCTTTACATTTACCGCTCGGCGGCATGGGTGGACGTGGACACCAGCGGCTCAGGCTCTCCAACGACGGCGACTTATCTTACTCAGACCCCCGACGCCGGGCTAGACAATGAACAGGCCATGTCTACCCTAGCCACCGGCATCGTCAAGAACCAGACCGGCACCGGCGTCCAGTCCATTGCCGCAGCGGGCACCGACTATGTGGCACCGACCGGCTCAGGCGCCGGGCTGACCGCCTTAAACGCTTCACAACTTACCACCGGCACGGCAGCGGCAGCGCGGCTAGGCTCGGGTACACCGGACGCCACCAATTACCTACGCGGTGACAATACCTGGCAAGCCATTACCACAGTGCCGGCATTGTCGGCTAATGGCGTCAACTGCTCGGCTGGAAGTGCGCCTCTTGGGGTGGATGCGGCGGGCGCAGTGGAGGGCTGTTTCGACGTAACGACTCAGACCGAAATGAATACGCATACCGCGCTTACCGGCACCGGGGCGCATGGGGCGACGACCACCAACACGGCAAGCCAGATAGTCGCCAGGGATGGCAGCGGTAACTTTGCCGCCGGCACCATCACGGCGGCGCTGACTGGCAATGTCACCGGCAACGTAAGCGGCAATGCGGCGACGGCTACCACCTCAAGCGCACTGGCAGCGGCGGGATGGATACCTCCGCTTGTTACCGTGGCTACGCTTCCGGTTACGCCAGTGGACGGCCAAGAAGTGACCGTCACCGATGCGCTGGCGACGACCGATTGCGAAGTAGGCGGGGGCACTTACCGCAATCGCTGCGTGTGGAATCAGGGCGGTGGGACATGGGACTTGGCGCTATCGGGCGTAAGTGGCGCAACGACACCGACCCTCGAAACCGTAATGACGGCGGGCAACACCACCACCAAATGCACCGAAGCCGACCCTTGTGAGTTTGGTAATGGAACGGTGGCAATTAAAATCTATGTTACCGACGCTAACCAGATGGTGATAGAGCCGAGTGTTGCGGCTGACCGTTACTTCACTTGCATGACCAACCAAGTCTGCGGGTTTTACGATACCGAAGGAGCGGCGGCGATACTGACCATTGACCCCGACGCGGCATCACAGTTAGGTAAGTACACTTTCGGCACCGCCTACAAGCCGACCAAGACCGTAGACTTCCCGGCGGCATCACTGACCACGGACACAGCGCAATGCGCATCACCGGCGCTGGCAACCATCAATAGCGGCGCTCCAAGGTACACCATCATCTGCACTGATAACGATGCGTCCAGCATCTACGGCGAAGCCGTCATGCCTAAGTCATGGGACGGCGGCACCGTGACCTTCGCGCACCGCTACGTCCAGACAGCGGCGGATACCGGCGTGTTAAACGGCGACATAGCGGCATCGTGCAGACTGGCAGCGGCTACCATCAACAACACTTGGGGAACCGAGATAGCGATAGACGATGCGGCGGTGACGGGTAGCAACGCCATCGACATCACCACCAGCGCAGCCGTCACACCTAACGGCACTTGCACGGCGGGCACATCAAGACTGTTGCAATTTCGCTATCAGCTTGACGCGGCAGGCACTACAACGGCGGTGGCTACGCTGCACCACCTTGGGTTTACGATGGAATACAGCGTCACCAGCTTGAGCGACTAATGAAACCTATACTTGCCGCACTTCTATCGTTATTGCTCGCTTGTCCTGCGTATGCCTTTCGCTTCGAGGTCGGCATGTACAGCGGCAGCGGCGCTGACGACCGCAACATCTCCACGGTGGCGTCGTTTGCCATATCCGCCTTGATGATAAAATGCGACGGCGCGACACACGCAACGATGAAAACGTCGTCCATAGCGGGCGATGGAGCAGATGATTTAGGGGGTGGTGGTGGCATCACCACTAATAAGATTCAGTCTATTGGCACCGGCACGTTCCAAGTCGGGACAAGCACCACAACCAATGTCAGCGGCACCGACAATTGCTTTTACGTTGCTTGGGGCGCCGATGCCAACAACGATCTGGCGGTGGGAACTTACGTTGGCGACGGTATAGACACCCGCGATATTGTCATCAGTCCGGCATTTCAACCGGGCGCGGTTATAATTTTAAGTGAGTCCGATAATGCAAATACATGGCGTGTTAGCGCCATGTCAGGTGAGGGTGATTCATCGCTCCGTTTTGCCGCATCGCCAACTGCTGCTAATTTAATTCAAGCACTTAACGCCGACGGCTTCGAGATAGGCACCGATGTTATTGTCAACGACGCCACGGGCGGCACCGTCGATTATTATCCGCTGTCCGTCAAGGATGTTACCAATTACACGGCATCGGGAACTTATACCGCCGGGGGATCACCCTCCGATGGGCTTGAAATCACGGTCGGTTTTCAACCTGACCTCGTTATTGTCAAAAGCGACACCAACGCTGGCGTAGGCATCTTCCGCACTTCCGCCATGACCGGCGATTTCGCTTGTCCTATAACCAACGTCGCGTGCAATACAAATTTCATCCAAAGTTTCACGGCCACCGGATTCACTATCGGCACCAGCGCCAGCGTGCAAAGCGCGGGTGTCAAATACTGGTGGTACGCAATCAAGACTCCAGTATATTCAACGGCGCGACCTGTATCGCCAATAATGTTCCAGTAGTGAGGTAACTATGAAACTACTTGCAATTCTCTTTGTGCTACTTGCCAGCCAAGCCGAGGCGGCAACTTACTGGATTTCACGCTCCGGCAACGACGCCAATGCGTGCTTCGCCTCAGTTGCCAAGCCGACCGTAGCGACTCAGGCGAAAAGGTCTATCGCCGCCGGAATTGGGTGTCTTGCCGGTGGCGATACTCTCATGGTCGAAGAAGGCACATACACCGAAGTGGTTACGGTCGGATCGGTCCAAGTTGTGATGTCGGGAAGTGCAATTCCATCCGGCCCATCTACATCGCAAAAAACCACTATTAGGTGTGAAAACCTATACCCTTTGGCAGCGGCAACGCAGACCCATCCCGGTTGCGTGATTCGACCTGTCGCCGGTGGAGATTATATTGTTTATTTTTCAGGCGTGACTCGATCCAACATAGTCTTTGATTCATTCAAAATTGACAACACTGTCAACATTGCTACGCAATCCCATGTTTCGAGAATCACTGGCGCGACCTGCACCAACTGCGAATGGCGCAATTTTACAGCCGTCAATACGGGCAGCATGACAAATGGCGGTAGCGCGTTTACGTCAAGCAGTGACAGTGCTTTTTGTGATAATGCCGTTATAGAAGGCTGGTGGATTAGTAGTTGGGAAGAATTTGGTGGCGATGGGGCTGGCACTCACGGCATCTACAGCCATTGCAATAACGCCACAATTCGCGGGAATCGAATAGAAAACGTTCATGGACTAGGCATACAATACTATAGTTCTACTGGTGTCGTATTTTCAGGTGGGTTAATCGAAAACAATTTTGTAAAAAGTGTTGGGCGTCGAGGGATATATGTTGGGAACAGCAACACTGGTGGCGCGATTGTTCAACGAAATATTGTTGTCGATGCTGGCAACTCCACTGAAAATCCCGGCATAACAACTGCGAGCGATCCAACGGGGGCAGGAATTAGCGTATCTAGTTCCTTCAAGGTCTATAACAATGTTGTTGTAAACAACCGGCATTCTGGAATTTATTGTGGCAGTTGCACAAATACTAAAAACAATATTGCCCTAGGCAACGCATCAGGAGCCGGGTCACAAATTACAACTCCGGGTGCGACAAATCTTGTAACCGGCACACAAACTAATATCTTTGTTGATCCAACAGGTTACGACTTCAACTTAAAAGAAGGCAGTGTCGCCATAGATGGCGGCACCCCCATCGCTGGGCTAACCTATGTTGGTGCAAACCCCGACCAGGGGGCTTACGAGGCGTGCGTGCGCAACAAAGCCGTCGTCGAGAACGACGAGCCGACGCATTATCACATTGCCTACGATTGCCCCGTCCAATCGACGAAAAACGGCGTGACGTTGCAAACACCGACCGTGGGGAATTGGGCTATTGTTGTGGCCGGCGTATCCAAGACTCTAGGCAACGGCGGGCTGGTCAGCGCGGCTATCAGTGGTCTATCGACCGTCGAAGTGGTCTTGGCTTCAGCCGTCACCAACGGGCAAAGCCTAACCGACGCCATGACGCGCTCGGCAAGTCCTACCCTGACCGATAGCTTCGCCATCGGCGGGGTATATGCCAAGGTGCGTACTTACGCAGCGTCAAGCGGCACAAACAACGTGGGGGCTGGGGTGAGTCATGCAGTGGTGCAGTCCCGCTATCAGTTTTTCAAGCTACGAGGCGCGGCTAATACGGTGGTCACGCAATGCGCTACCTGCGCCGAGAACGTGCCCATCACCCTGCCACCGGGCGCGGCATTCCGCTTGCGCATCAAGTTTCGCAGCGACGATACCGTTGGCAGCGTCTATAACCTGCGGTATGCGAAAGACGGCGGCGCCTACACGCTGACACCGGACGCCTTCGGTGCTGACTTCATCTCATGGCACGGCATCACCGCAGACACCGACATTGTGGCAGCAGGCACGGCGACCACGGAAATACTCACCAGCGACGAGGCAAGCGATACCGCTTGTGCCGTGATACGCACTAGCAGCGACTATCCAAGCATCGCCTTAAACAACTCCGAGACGGAATGTGAGTATGTGCTGAAGATAAGCACCTCGGCTCCGGTTGGCACGACCTATGACTTTAGGGTATACGACGGGAGCGGGGCGGCTATCGACACCTACACCAACACACCACGGCTGACCGTCGGCCCATACACCATGATGGAGTCGTGAACGGAATGTAATGCCGCTCTGTTAGAGCGTTTCGACAAAGCACTCAAGCTGATATGCGCCAGTCTTGTGACTACGACTGCCAACAGAGCGGCTTGCGCCAAGGTAATGACACCGTAGACAATGGCTGAAGCAATGCACACAGACGGCGTGGAAATATCCGCTTTAGGCGGTACTCTGCGCATGTTTGGCGGCAATGCGCTATTCTTCTTTTTGCTGTTACTGCTTGGACTCAACATCGCCCTGACAGTTTGGGAGCACACGCAGAGAAGTACCGAACACGACCATATTATGTGTGCGAGCAAACTCAGCATTTACATTTACACGACGCCGAAGGGGGCGCCTATCGATTGGGATAGACTGCCCGTCGATACGTTCGGTTGTATTCCTAAGTTCTTATTCGACCGGCCTGCTTTGCCGAGAGGTGGATGATGTTTAGCTTATTTGCCGCTGAAATAGGGACCAGCCCGGAACCCGTAATTAACGCTGTGTTAGCGGCGCTCGAAGCGCAGCGCAGTGCGTTTCTGACCAACTGGCTGCTGGTGACGCTGATAGTCGTTGCAGCCATGGTTGCGGTAGGTGTCGGATTTGTCATGGCCGCAGTCAACCAGATACGCGAGCACACCAACGGAATGCACACGGCGCTGGTGGACGCAACTCGCAAGCTCGCGCTTATCGAAGGTGAGGTAAAGGGCAGGGCGGAACAAAAGACAGCGGATACAGCAGAGGCAAAAATAGAGGAAGGAATTCTTGAGGGAACTCTCCAAATGAAAGGGGCAAAGTGATGGGTGCAATTCTAGGTTTTCTAATTTGGCTGGCGATTGCCGCCATCGTTATTTACGTTGTGATATGGGCTATCAGTACCATCGTCGGACCACCGGCCAAGGTCGTGCAGTTGCTCTACGTCATCGGCGTGCTGCTCTTGCTGTACTATTGTGTGATGTACTTCCCGGCTGGCTCGTTGCCAGGCTTTCCACCGAGGTAGGATGCCTCTCACAGCAGACGCCTCGCCCTTCGGGCTTGTGGCAAGCGACCGACACCACTCCATTTGCCATGAGATCCCGGGTTGTTGTGCGGGGGGACCATGTACGGGGGGTATTAGGGGGGTAATTCTTGAACGCTGTCAAGTATTTTGTTGGGTAGTACCTCCCAAAAGGAAAGTAAGTATCTAAAAGATACCATGCCTCTCACCGACCAGCTTTATTACACTGTAGTCGGCTACTGGTATCTTTATTTCGATACTCACATGGCGCTTATCGTGCTATTGTTTGTCGTGGTGGTGGTGGTCTTTGTGGTGATGCTCTGTCGCATGGCGCGAAGGGAAGCCGATGACTAAACCCTGGCTTGAAAACCTGCTCCTTCTAGCGGCGCTGCTTATCATCGTGGCGTTTTTGCCGGGCTGCACCGGCATGTTGATAGGCAACGCGTTAGGGCAAGGGCAGTCGCTGACACCGGAGCAGGTGGCCGAGTTCCGCAAGCAAAACCAAAAGGTCTATTCGTGTACGCAGGTGTCAGGTCCCCCGCCTTCAGGCATGGCTATATGGCTTGTCTTGCCGGCGGAGAGTCCGTTTAACCCAAAGTTTGCCGATGGGTGCCGGCTAGTCCAATGACCCTCTTCGACCGTGCCTTCGAGATAGTCATCGGCCACGAGGGCAGTCTAAGCAACAATTCCGTCGACCCCGGCGGACTCACCAAGTACGGCATCAGCCAGCGCAGCTACCCCGACGAGGACATTGCCGGGCTTACCCTGGACAGGGCCAAAGACCTCTTTTATGTGGATTACTGGCTACCCTTGCAGGCATTCGAGCTACCCGACGACATCGCCATTATGCTATTCGATATGGCCGTCAATATGGGCCGTGGAAACGCCGTGGTTTGCCTACAGCGTGCGGTAGGGGTGAAAGACGATGGTTTGCTTGGGCCCGTCACCAGGGCTGCGTTAAAAGCCAAATACGGCCCGCAGCTATTGGAGGAAGTCACCGTCGAGCGGGTGATGTACTACACCAGTCTTGAGACTTTCAAAACCTTTGGCTTGGGCTGGGTGCGTCGGTCAATCCGGCTGCTCGGGCAGCTTACTTCCTAATCGACTCCCAAAACTCGTCAAACATACCCGGACGTAACAACCAAGTCTCGACTCCACACAGACTAAACATATCCAGCCAGGCGTTTTGCTCCAGCGTCACCTTGCCTGTCTCGGTCTTGACTTCTATGGCAAGGATACGCTTCTTTCCTGGGTGCAGGGCTATCAAGTCGGGGAAACCCTTAGTCGACCGCCGGCTGTCATAGGTATGGTAGGACTCAAACCCGGCTACCCGCAGGGCTTGCTGGACTCTGCCTTGAAATAGCCGCTCCGTCATTCCAGGTATGCGTTGCTTCATTCGTAAGCCCCTCTACCCCTCTGTCTGATGCTCACACCCTTGGCCTTCTCGCTTTGCCGCTTACGCGGTCTGCCATGCCTGTTACTGACATGGTGCTTGGTGGGTCGGTGCTCGGCCCAATGGTGTGTGTCGGTTATCCCGGCATCAATCCTGTCATGGATAAGCATGTGCAAGGCAAGACTCGACACCGGGTAGATACGGCACCCATGCGGGCATAGGGCGGCTTTGAGGGTTATGCCGCAGACCAGTAACTTACCAGGGGATGTCATCTTCTTTGCCCTCAGCATCACCATCACTGACGGGACCGGCTTCGATCGGGGTTTCCAGTTTGCCGTTACTGAAAGCTATCATCACCGTATTGACCAGGGCGGCTCTGGCATTGGACCGCTCACAGATATGCTCGCCTTGGTCGTCAGGCTCCAGCAAGCAAGCCAGCTCATGGGCGGCTCTGCACACTAAAGACCAGTCGGACCAGGGA